CATGAGCAAAAGTATTTTTGTCCGTGTGCGGCCGAAGACGCAGGAAAGCTTCTTCCGCTGTGGCATGCAGTTTTCCAAGAAGTGGCGCCGCGTCGAGGTTGATGCCTCTACCCAGCGCCGCCTGGAGCAAGAGCAGATGCTGGAGGTGTCGGAAACCAAGCCGGATGACTACCAGGACGAAGTGTCGGCAGGTGATAGCGCCGCAGCGTCCTCGGCCACCGGTAACGGCTCCGGCACCCCGGCTGACGCACCGCCGACCGATCCGGCTGTGCGCCTGGCAGCGATCCGTGAAGCGATCAGCCAGCTCGACGCCACCGACCCGGCGTTTTTCACTGCTGCCAACAAGCCGAAGACCGAATCCATCGCCGCCATCACTGGCTGGCCGGTGACTGCGGCCGAACGTGACGCCGCCCTGGAAGAGGTCAAGTAATGGCCTTCGCCACCCGCGCTGATCTTCTCGCTCGCACCAACGCCCGGCAGCTTGCGCAATGGGCCGTTCCGGCCGATATGCCCATGCCGCCGGAAGAGGGGCTGCGGGTGGCCATCGCGGGTGGCGATCTTGGCGGTTACACCGATGACGACCGTACGTCGCTCGCCGCCGCGCTGGACGCCATCGACACCGCACTTGCCGATGCCGAGTCTCTACTGATCTCCTACGGCATCCCGGCAACCGTGCAGGCAAGGCTACTTACCAGGCTGGCTACGACGGTGGCGCTGTACAACCTGCAAGGCGCCGAGCGCATGACCAAAGAGGTGCAGAGCATGTACGACGGCGCCGTCAAGACGCTGACCGCACATGCCCGTGGTGACATCAACCTGATCCCGGCCGATCCGGCCGCTCCTGCACCAATCGACGACGTGGCGATCATCGAAAGTGCGCCGTCGCGATATGGACGTCAGGCTGTTGGAGAGGGCTGGTAATGATCTCGCTCACGCCGATCATCAAGCACCTCAAGCCAAAGCCGGCAGATTTCCGCCTGCCGTGGTTTCGCGATGTGGATGGTGCTGCGAAATACGCTCAGATCATTCCCGGCAATCTTCCCTTGCCAGCGGCTTGGATCGTGCGTGCTGCCGATCGTGTGCGCCATGCCGGTGAGCGTGCCGAGGATGTGACTCTCGGCTTTGATGTGGTGATCGCCATCGCGAACGCGCGCAGTCACGACGACAACGACACCGACGATGTTTTATTGGCTTATCGAAGGGCGGTTAAAGACCGTTTGCTCGGCTGGGAGATTGAGCCGGACATGCGCCCGCTCAAGTTCGAGGGCGGGCAAATCCTGGAATACACCAACGCGGATATTTACTGGCGGGACCGCTACACCTTCACCGCCCTGATTACCAACTACCTGCCGGACCCAGTGCCGGTTTTTGATGGCTTCAACCAAAGGGTTAAAGACGATGCCAATTACCTTTAAGGAAATCCCCGACGCACTGCGCTATCCCGGCGCTTACGTCGAAATCAATGGCGACCAAGCCGGCCTCGGCGATGGTTTGCCGATTGCCCTGCTGGTCGGCCAGAAGCTGGCCACCGGAACGGCAGCGGCTGGTGAAATCGTGCGCATTGCCAGCGTGCAGGATGCGATCAACAAGGCCGGCGAAGGTTCGATGCTGGCCCAGATGGCAGCGGCTTACCGTGACGCCAACGAAACCTTCGACCTGTTCATCCTGCCTTACGCCGACAACGCAGCCGGCGTGGCGGCAACGGGTACGGTGACGGTTTCTGCCGAACCGACCGAAGACGGTACGGGCTATCTGTACATCGCGCAGCGCCAGGTGTCGTTTGGCGTCACGGCCGGCATGACCACTGCCCAGGTGGCAACGGCCATCGCTGCCGCGATGACGGCCAAGGGCTTGGAAATCCCCGTAACGGCCGTAGCGGCCGGTGCGGTGGTTACGCTCACCGCTCGCCACAAAGGCACCTGCGGCAACAATATCGACCTGCGTCTGAACATGTACGGCGAGGCAATGCCGGCCGGTCTCGGCATCGCACTCGCCGCCATGCACAACGGTGCCGGCGATCCGGACCCCGGAGACATCAACGCCATGCTCGGCTCTCGCTACTGGTTCCGCTATGTGGCGCTGGGCATCAACGGCAATGCGTTCATGGCCGCCTGGCACGATGTTTCCCGCCTGCGCTACAAGCCGCCCGTGCAAGCCGGTTTCCGTGCCTTCACGGCGTTCCGTGGCGATTACCTGACCGCTTCCGCCTGGGGTGAAACCAAGAACTTTGAGCACATCTGTGCCATTGGTCTGGATAACAACCCGCCCACGACCTGGGAGGCAGCAGCAGCCCTGTGCGGCGTCGCCGGCCGTCGCCTGTGGAATAACCCGGTTATTAGCCTGGAAGGCACCGAGATTCCCGGCCTGGTCGGCACCAGTTATTTCGACTGGACCAACGGCAACAGCCTGCTGTTCAAGGGCGTGTCGCTGATGGAGGTTGGCACGGACGGAACTTGCTACGTCAAGCGCCTGATCTCGATGTACCAGACGCGCAGCGACGGCAGTGCGGATGATGCCTACCTGGACATCAACGTGGCCGAGGTAATGGAGCGTATCCGCTACGAACAGCGCATCGGTGCAATTCAGCGCTTCCGTGGCACCGTCGCTGCCAAAACCAATGAGGGCTACCGCCCCGGCCTGCCGATCACCACCGAGGACAGCGTGAAGGCCTACCTGCTCAGTCTGTACAAGAACGAGCTGCTGGCGAACAAGGGCTGGGTGCAGGGCTACGACTATTACAAGGCGTCGTTGATCGTCGAACAGAACTCCGACAACCCGTCGCGCTTCGACTTCGCCGATAACCCGGTGGTCAATTCGCCGTTCTACATCCTTGCGGGTAAGGCATCGTTCCGCAAGGCCGTTCCGACCTTCTGATTGAGGACTGAAACATGGCTCAACTTGTAAACATCCGGACGGTATCCATCCCGTCCATCGGCAAGCTGCCGCTCGCCGACAACCCCGGCACCTTCACTCCCAGCGGTGTGAAACGTGGCCACAAGCCCGGCCGATTGCCGGAAGACGGCGGTTTCACCGAGGCCAGCACGCCGGCTCGCGCAGAAATCAACCTCAACCTCGTGCCTGGCACGGACGTGGTTGCGATCTCGGCTGTCAAGGGTGAGGACGTGACGGTACGGCTGTCGGATGGTCATGTGCACATGATGGCGCAGGCCTTCGTCGAAGATTCGGTGCAGGTTGGCAACGGTGAGGCAAAAATTGTTCTCATCGCCAACTACTCCGAACAGATCGCCTAGGGGGGAGCATGGAATTTCCTCTTCTTTCCCCGATCCAATTCGGCAAAATCACGATCAACAAGTTGGACATTCGCGACTATTCGACTGCCGAAGACTATTTGTCTTTCGACCAACGTGGCGGTGTCGCTCAGAACCACGCGCTGATTTCGTCGATGAGCGGGCAGGACGTTGCCGTTATTAAAAACCTTCGCGGCCCGGACTATCTGCGCGCTGTGAAGGTGTGTAACGACATCATCGACAGTGACGCAGTCGTGGCCTTTCCGAAGACATCCGACCAGGAACAGGGCGATCAGAAAGGCGCCGCTGAAAAAAAGTTGCCCGCGTGCTGATGGCGGTCAGCCTGGTGATGCACGTTCATCATCAGGCTGAACAGGCCATCATCAGGTGGCCGCTGGTAAAGCTATTCACCTACGCACGAATCGCAGCAACAATGACCCGTATAAAGTTTGATTGAAGGGAGGGAAATATTTCCCTCCCTGACGAATACACCCGATCCCAATAAGCTCCAGTTACCTCTTGGTCTGGAGCTTATTTCATGTCTGGTGCAGCAACAAACGCCGAACTCATCATCCGCCTGCGCGACGATACCGCCGCTGGCCAGGCAGCGGTGGTGCGCACGGCTGAACGTACCAGCCAACAGGTAGCACAATCGGCGGAACGGGCAGCGCAGCGCGCCCAGATCGCCGCCGAACGCTCGGATACGAAAATTCGCTCCAGTCACGAGCGCCTTTCTCAAGCGCGTGAGCAGCTTGGCGTTCGGTCCGAGCACGCCATCCAGCGCGAAATCCAGGCGACTGAAGCCGCTTACAACCGTCTCGCCCGCGCCGGGTTTCGCTCGGCGGAAGAGCAGGCGCAGGCTTACGGCCGCGTTCAAGCCCGTGTCACATCGCTGACGAACGAAATGGGCAAGCTGACTGCCGCGCAACGTCGTGTTGCCGATGAGGCGGCGGCGATGGAGCGAGGTCAAAGGGCCGTGCGTGGCGTCGTCGCTACTGGTGCCGGCGTTGGTGCCGCCGCTTATACGCTGAAAGCTCCAGCAATGCAGGCCATATCGTTTGATGAGCGGCTAGCGGGCATGGCTAACACGGCTTACGCATCGCGGGATACCGCCGGGCGCCGGATTGGTATGAAAGAGCTTGAGGACGCGGTAAACAAGGCCGTTGGCAAGGGCGGCGGCGGCACCCGCGAGCAAGCGGCGGAAACGCTGGATGCCATGATCGCTTCTGGCGCGATGAGTCCGGATCAGGCCATCAAGGCATTGCCGCAGATCATGCGTTTCTCGTCGGCCAGCGGTGCCGATCCAACCGCTCTGGCGAACATAGGCATCAGGGCGATGCAGACCTTCAAGATCGATCCCGCCGATATGCCGAACATCCTGAACATGGCTGTCGCTGCCGGTCAGGAGGGCGGGTTTGAACTCAAGGACATGGCGAAGTGGTTGCCCCAGCAGATGGCCGAAGCAACCATGTCCGGCCTTTCTGGTCGGGCCGGCTTTGCAAAACTGGCGGCTCTTAACCAAGCAGCCGCAATTACTGCCGGGACTAAAGACCAAGCCGGTAACAACGTTGTAAATCTGCTGGGAAAAATCAACAGCAGCGATACGGCAAACGATGCCAAGAAGCTCGGTATTGACCTGCCGAAATATCTGCAACAGCGGCGCGCAAAAGGGGTTGATTCCGTCGATGCCTTCGGCGAGCTGGTCGACAAAACAGTATCCGGCCGCGCCGACTACAAGGCACTCCAGGCAAAGCTGAAACTGGCGAAGAACGACAGCGATAAAAAAGACACACTGGAGTCGATGGCGACCATCGCCCAGGGGGCAGGAATCGGCAAGCTTATTCAGGATCGTCAAGCCCTGATGGCGCTGCTCGGCATGATGAACAACCGGGATTACATGCAGCGTGTACTCGCCCAGGTCAAAGCCAATGACGTGGCGACGGGCGGCGCCGGAGACCGGAATTACGACCTGATTTCTGGTACCGCCGCATTCCAGTTGCGGCAGGCCGAACAAGCCAAGGACGCCGGGCAGAAGTCGGTAATGGATAGCCTCACGCCGGCTATTGGTAAAGCTGCCGAGGCGTTCGGTGATCTCGCACAAAAATATCCTGTGATGACCGGTAGCGTGACGCTGGCCACCGCAGCAATCGGCGCCATGGCGACTGCGGCCGGCCTGGCCAGCGTTGCTCTGGGTGGCCGCGTTCCCGGTGCTGCTGTACTCGGTCGTGCGCTTGGCGCAGGCGAATCAGCCGCTGCAACTGCGGCCGGTGCTGAAGCGGCGGCTCTGTCTGGCGCCGCCGCAGGTACGGCAGGCGGCGCAACGGTGGCGGGCGCAAGCAAGTGGGCTATTGCAAGATCAGCTGGCATGGCCGCTGCGCCGCTGGCGGCGATGTACGGCGTCAGCGAGTGGGCTGGCGATCAATCACACGATCAGGAGCGCGTGCAGACGCTGGCGTCGGCGGGCGGCGTGTTGTCCTCTCTGCTGTCGATGTTCGGCTTCAACAAGGACGCGGAAATAGAGGCCAGGCGTGCGGCAAATCGTGCCGATCTGGGCGGTGAGCCAGCGAAGCCGGCCGAGGTCGATGCACGCTTGACGATTTCGCTGGCGCCCGGCCTTGTCCTCACCGGTCAAAACGTCAGCAATACCGGCGGGCGGGTGGAAATGAACACAGGCAATATCGGCGGGGTGC